GCGGTCTGCTTTATTGGAAGTAGTAATCGTCTTAACTTTGTTACATCCGCTACAGTTGTAGATGGTGGAATTACCTTTAAGGCTCAAAGCGGAACAACTGCTACTTTAACAACTACCTCTGCTCATAATCTTGAGGCTGGAGATAGAGTTCATATAGCAAGTGTGGGCGCTCCTTTTGATGGAGAGTTTACAGTTGTAGCAGTACCAACAACTACTACATTTACCTATACAGTAGGAACTAGTGCAACAGTAACAACTACTGCAGTTTCTCCAGCAGGTGCTGTAAGTCTAACTGGATTTAACTATCAAGAATCTACAGGTACTTTAGTGTCTAGCGGATACTTAACCACAGGTGCTATTCGTTATGGAACCTTAGAACCTAAGAACTATAAGTTTATTCGTGCTCGTGGAAACTTTACTAATGGTGCTATGGATATAGCAACTGTTGATTCTAATAATAGTCCTTATGCAATCATTACTTATAATGCTTCTATTGGTACACCTGAGGCTGCTACAAACAGTCCTGAAGGACCACAGGAGTATTTATCATATAAATTTACGCTCTCACGTAGCGCAAGCAATACCAGTCTAGGCCCGACTTTTAAGGGCTATCAGGCAAAATCTCTTCCAGCAACTAAACGCCAACGGTTGATTCAGTTCCCAGTTTGGTGTTACGACGTGGAAACCGATAGATACAATGTTCTGGCTGGGTATGAAGGCCGTGCATGGGAGCGTATCCAAAAGTTAGAAGATATTGAAGCCGCTGGCGATATCATTAACGTTCAAGACTTTACTACTGGAGAAAGGTTACAGGCCTTGGTTGAAAGAGTATCATTTACCCGTAAGACACCACCTAGTGCTCGTTATGACGGATTTGGTGGATTATTAACTATCACAGTTAGAACGGTCTTATAATGTCAGCGCAAGATTGGGCAGCCTTTGCGGTAGCAGTAACTACTCTTGTTGGTACTTTGACAGTAGGTGTTAGACACTTAGTTAAGCACTATTTGTCAGAACTTCGCCCCAATGGAGGCTCAAGTGTCAAGGACCAGGTTAATCGATTAGAACAAAAAGTGGACACACTATACCAAATTTTAATACAGAAATGAGTAACAATGACAACTGTTGCCAAGAAAGCCACACCTGCTGCAATTGCTGTGTTGCGCCAGGCGACGGCATTAAGACCGAAGCGCAAGAAAGTCAGCGATGGTCTGCTACCATCTGCTGCTCATCTAGCACAGAGTCCTAACTCAGATCATAATACTGGGTATGCAGTAGATTTAACTCATGACCCTGAGAATGGCATTAACTGCCACGAAGTTTACGCATACCTTAAGTTAGATAAACGAGTTAAGTATCTTATATTTAAAGGTAGAATCTGGTCAGCCGAAAAGGGTGACAGAGCCTACACAGGTTCCAATAAACATAATAAACATATCCATATTTCCATCAAAGATGACTGTGGTAAAGACACATCACCTTGGTTTCCTTGGATGGGAAAAGCAACAACACTCGAGAAGGTAAAGGCATCAGTAGAGCCGTTACCAAAGAAGGAGAACAGATGAAGTTCAACATCACAGAACGCCAGAAGAAGGCATTCAAGTCTTACTGCCGTGCAGTATTAGCATCAGCGGTAACCTTAGGATTAGCCTTGGCTGCTGACCTAGCCCCTCAATATGCTATTGCAATCGGTGCTGTATTCGGACCATTGGCTAAATGGGCTGACAGCGCTGAAAAAGACTTCGGAAGATAGGCTTAAATATACCTCTAAAAAGGCTTTAAACGCCCTTTAGAGACACGAAACCCCCCTGACCCAGTAGAGATACTAGGAATGGGGGGCTTTTTGTCGTTTTGCGCTACTTTTAATTATCATATATCTTACCCCTGCGGGAAACCGTGGGGCAGAAACTTCAATTGACGGGTGACGGCAAAAGCCTAACCAGCCTCCCTGACCAACCATAATTTTTTATGGGGGGTAGGGGGGGCATTTCTTAATTTCAGGGTTCAGGCAGGGCTCGATTGGCGCTAGCCAATAGGGTGTGGTAGGGTTACACCATGAACGAATTACCTAAACATATATCCTATTCTGCTTTTGGTACTTACCAAGAGTGCGGATGGAAATACAATTTAACTAAAATCCAAGGTGTCCCTGAGAAACATGCTGTTTGGTTTACAGGGGGATCTGCTGTCCACAAGGCTACTGAGTATTATGATATTACTCGTCTAAATAATAATCTTTCTGAAGATGCTGAAACTATTTGGAATAATGTTTGGCATGAACAAATAAAAGAAGATGAAGCACTACACGGAGATATGCTCTCATGGGAATATATCAAACGTGAAGACTTATCTTGGTGGTATGGAGAAGGTTTATGGATGCTTGACCGCTGGATCCAATTCAGATCTAGTGGGTGGAATATCTATAAAGACTATGTTGAGAAACAGTATGAAGTGCCTCTCGTAGATACTGTAGTCAAAATGGCCATTGACAGGGTTATGACCGATTTTGATGGCAACGTAGTCCTTCTAGATATAAAAACAGGGGCGTCATCTCAGAGACACCCACTTCAACTTGCTACTTATGCGTGGGCTTTGCGCAAAATGGACGGCCTTGAAGTGAACAAAGCAGGTTTCTGGGATGCACGCACTGGTCATGTGACCACTTGGAGTCTTGAACATCTTGCTACTCAAGAGATAGAACATATATACTCTGAGTTTGATAGAGCACGTAAGGCTGAGATCTATTTGCCTAATTTAAGCAACTGTGGTCGTTGTGGCGTGTTATCATACTGTAAGTTTATGAACGGTAAATATACAGAAAAGGAGAAAAACAATGGCTAATGCTAACTTCCAAGTTAGTTCTAAGTTGAATGATGGTCGCATATTTGTGATCGCAGGAGACTCAGCCGATGAGTTCAAGCAAAACTTGACTCATATATTGGGTGATGTCGGTGCTGAGAATTTAATCTCAACCATGGCAGCATCAGTAGAGGGAGCACCTGCTTCATACGAAGAGGCAGTTGGCAACCTTGCAAAAGGGCTAGGCGCTAAACCAGTATCAAGCCCAACACAAACATTTACACCAAGTACTGGTCCATCAGGTCGTGCATGTAAGCATGGTGAGATGACTAAACGTACTGGTGCTGGTGCCAAGGGACCATGGAAAGCGTTCATGTGTCCATCACCTAAAGGAACTCCAGATCAATGTGAGCCAGTATGGATCCGACGTACCGACTCTGAATGGAATTCTTTCTAAAACATGAGAACTTTAGCCCGTGCCGTAGGCAGTAAGGATATTGGTGGTGAACCTCTACCATCAGTATTTCGTACCTTTGATGTCAATAAGATTGTCATTAGACGGGCAGAAGTATCTATGATTGCTGGCACTCCAGGGGCAGGTAAATCAACACTTGCCCTTGCGATTGCCTTAAGATCTAAAGTGCCAACGCTTTATATAAGCGCAGATACTAATGCTCATACAATGGCTATGCGTCTGCTATCAATGATTTCTGGTCAATCACAATCCGTGACTGAACAGATGCTCATAGAAAATGTTGATGAATCACGGAAAACAATCAACGAAAACTCAGGACATATCTTCTGGTCATTTGAATCAGCACCTTCATTGGTTGATTTAGATATGGAAGTATCTGCTTTTGAGGAACTATGGGGTTGTCCACCAACCTTAATCGTCGTCGATAACCTAATGGATATTGCTAACGATGGTGGTGAAGAGTTCGCAGGAATGCGTTCTACAATTAAAGAACTGAAATATCTTGCAAGAGATACTAATGCTGCGGTTCTTGTCCTTCATCATACGAAGGAATCTTACCCTGGTAATCCGTGCCAGCCTAGATCAGCATTACAAGGAATGGTTGCACAACTACCAGCCTTGATATGTACAGTTGGAACAAATGCTCCTGGATATATTGCTGTCGCACCTGTTAAAAACAGATACGGCAAAGCAGATCCAAGTGGAGATACTTCGTTTTGGCTACAATTTAATCCTGAAGTGATGGAAGTTTCCGATATCCCCGAAAGAATATGAGTGCTAGGGATATCTGGGAATTAAACCCAGACTATAAAGATTCCATGGACATTCGTGGTGAACCTACCAAGATATGTCCGTGTGGTTCTTTTATCTGGAAACTACTCGTCGAATGGGATGACGATAGTGATACAATAAGTTCATACTTTATCGATATGGAGTGTGCTGTCTGTGGGACAAAGGCAACAGCCCCAACAGAGGAGA